ATCAGCCATTTTTAATAATTGAGCCTCCGTATAAAGGCTATAATCTGTTGGATTAGCCTTTTGAGCTCTAGGATTTCCTGTAGTTCCTGTTACGGATGGAGTTTGTTTATTGCCGAACAAACTATTCCATGCTCCTTTTATTTTACTTCCTAATCCAGTGTTTTCAACTTGTACATTAAGTGCATTGTCTATCTCAGTAGGTGTACCACCAGCAGTTCCAGTAACTCCAGAAGTTCCAGCACTTCCAGTTACTCCTTCTTCTTTATAATCTCTGGGAGTCATTCCTATCTGTTCTGCATAGTATGCGTTCATATCTTTATCAAATTTAATATCTACATTTTTCTGTCCTTGGGTAGCTTTTTGAGCTTCTTCCAGACTGTTGTAATATGTTCCTTGATTAAATAATTGATTTCTAGCATTAGTAGCCTGTTCCATTCTCTGAGTTTCTTTAGCTTCTCTGGATTTAGCCATTTCAGACACCATTGACTTATGAGTTTCTAAGATTTTCTGACCTTGTTCAGAAGTTATTGAATTTGCAATAGAATCATAAAAACCAGCAACATCTTTTGATTGGAGAGACTCCAATGAACCCATTAAATTTTCTGTAAAATCACCAATAAACTCCATTTCTGACTGAGCTTCTGCTATATGACCTTCATTGATATAACTCATTACACCTTGAAAATGAGACTGTAAATCTTTACTAGCAGCTAAATAAGCAACATTTATTTCTTGTAATTCCTGTTCGGTCCATCCATCTTTAATTCTTTCATCTAATTTTGCAGAAAAGTCTTTTATTTCCTTGGCTGTCTGTTCTTTTAATTTTTTAAGCTCTTCTTTAGCTTCTCTTTTTTCTTTTAATTCTAATTTTTTTTGCTTCCATGACATTCCAGACTCTAATCCTTGAGCCATGCCTCCAAAAAAATATCCAAATCCACCTGCCATATTAATACCTCTCTATAATAATAGAAACCCAAAAAGAAATCCGAATAACTGTCCTATTCCTCCCCACATAGCAGCTTTTTCATTGGCTTCTATTTCCATTTGAGTTAACTCTTTTTCATACTGAAACTGTTGTTTGTTTAATTGTGATGTTAATTCATATTCTAATTGCATATTTTGTTGCTGATATGCCTGTTCGATAGCTAACTTTTGTCTATCCATATTTTCCTGCCAAGCCATAAGCTTTGCTTCCTGTTTAGCCTGCCATGTAGCAAATTCTGGGGCATATTTTAATTGCGTTTGATTAGAAAGATAATTTAAGTACTGTCCTGCTTGACCCATAGCCTGTTCAAAAGAAGCCATTTTCATTAAAGCAGACTGTATTTTAATATCAGTTATACCTTTAGCAATTTGTTGCGTAGTATTCGCTTTAATTTTTTGAGTTTCGGAAAAAAGAAGACCAGAATTAGTTATACCCCTTCTTTCCATCTCATTCTTCATTACTCTTATTTGTTCTTCTTCGTTAGCTTTCAGAACATCAGTTAATTGTTCTCCCATTAATTCCTGGGTCTCTTCAGGGATTCCATATCCTCCTGCATTTACCCAGTCTTCTACTTTTCCACCATAAGTTTCCTGCCATGCTAACTCTTCAGGGGATTGTTGATATGCAGGGGCTGCATCTACTTTAGGTGGCGAAACCGTAGTAGGGGTAATATTAGTAGTTCCTCCAGACTGTTGAAGTCCATACTCTGCCACTCCCATACCATGTTCTTGTTTATAATATGCGTCTCTAAGAGCATTTGCATCCATTCCATAGTTTTCTTGAGACCAAGTACCTTGTTCTTCTTGAGAAAAATCAGACCATGTTTCTGGAAGTGTTATTTTTTTTGTTACAGATTCTTCTGCCATAATTACTCCTTAAATTCCCCTTGACATTTTAATTTATTTGTGATATATATCATAAATCAACGAGCCTTAATATCTAATTTTACTGTTATTTGTACACTTAATCTGGACCTTGCAGTTGATTCAAATTTAACTAATTTACTTCCAGAACCTGTTATGTCATTTGTTATATCAATAGCACTTTGATTCTCTTTAAATGGTCCATAAATATCAGAATATGAATTTCCTTCGTTATTCGATACAGCAAATTTAATAGCTGGAGAATTATCTTCTTCGTGAATACCATAAGAAATATCATGTGTATGGTCTGGTGTACTATGAGTATGTGACATTCCATGTGTATGGTTTGGAATATCAACTTCATGTGTGTGAGTTACACTTTCACCACCTGTAGCTGGAACAAGAATGTCCCCATGCCCCATATCTGCTTGCAAGCCATTACTTGTAACATAAACTGCTGCACCAGCTGGGCTTTCATCAAATACAACAATCTTATGGGTATGTCCATGACTTGCATTTTCGCTTGTTGGTGAAGAACTACCACCACTTGCTGTAGTACTTGAACTGCTTGACCCACTTGTACTTCCCCCACCACTTTTAGCAGCAGTAGAATAGGCTCGATAATTCATAATCCAGAAATCCAGCCATACAGATACTATCTTAGTCATTTCTCCGATAATGTTGAAATGTACATAAAAAGGATAAGAATCATCTAGGGAATCCTGAGCATTTATAACATAAGTATTTCTTACTTCTTTCATATTATAAGAAGTTATTCCACCATCTATATAATCTCCTAATTCTTGCAACTGTAATTGAATCATCTGGATTCTTTTATTAATAAGGTCTTCTTTATTTTCCATAGGTGGCGTGGCTAAAATTCTATTAACTTTTTCTTGTGTATTCATTAATACTCCTCTGGGTGTGTATCAAATACTATCATATACCCCATAAATGTGATATCATATTTATCCGAAACATAAGGTCTTATCTGAATTGCTCTGCCTTCTTGTCCTCCGCCTACCAACGGAACACGATACCACTGAGTTGTATCAGCAGTTAAGGTTAAATCCTTATAAGTTTCACTTCCCATTCCATCTCTACCAAATAAAGTATAATACATTCTCAATGCAGTACCATCAGTAGATTTGACTTTTATGTAAATATCCCTAAATTCCTTATATAAATCAGGTATTCCAAAATCCATAAAATCTGTCTTATCATAACAGGCTATGGCAGACCCATCATCATCTAAATGGTCTGAGAATAACTCGTAGACTCTTCCCACCGATGTGGAACCACCAAATAATTGTTCTCCGTCTCCCATCCTATTCCATAAAGAATAACACGAAAAACCAAAATTATATACACCGAAGCTTTTGTTATCAATATCAATTATTATTGTTTCTGAATTTACTGTACTAGCACCTTTAGGATAACTTAACAAATACAAACCTTTATAGTAAACTGCCGTAGCTTTGTCTATATATGTATCATTTAGATTATCCTGGATATATTTACTTAATCTTTTATTTAATTCCTGTGATTGTGTACCATCAAAATAATATACACCATCAAAACTTAGATAGAACACTAAGTTTTCACATATACAAACTGACCTAGGTGCATAGGACCCTTTGAATGAATATGTATTCTTAAATTCAAAATTATCTGTATCAGTTCCTGCTAATCTCTCGATAGAAGCCTGAGACATTACTGGTAATACTGATAACTGTTCTATCATACCAGTAACTTTTTCTCTTCCACCAGTTTTTAGAAACCATGCAGGGTCTACATAATCTGGAGAGGTTGTTTCTGACCAATAGACGTTATCATCATCAGCATAATACATCTTGTTTCTTCGTTTACATATTAAATGAGCCCCAGAAGGTGGTACTCCATGAGTTATATGAAGTCTAGTTCCTAATTCATTATCAGCCTTTGTGGAACTATAAGATGTGGTACTATTATCAGCTACTTCTCCATCATAGTAATAAATAGCTCCTCCACCAGTAGTTCGGTAAATCCTTCTCTTGGATACCTTGTCATCACTTGATGTTGGTATAACAAGTTTAATACCATCTGTACTAGCACCTGATGTTCCTGAGGTAATAGCAGCACTAGCAGCTCCCCCATTAGATTCATAACCATCTTCATCTACATAAGTTACCTTGAAATAATAATCTGCTTCTTCGTCTAAATCACCATCAATTAATTCATCTAAAGTAGGAGCAGTAGGAACAGTCATTCCTACACTTCTTACATGAGTTTGGTATTTAGCAACAGCATCTTCTCCATTTACGATATAACAATGGTCATAGAAATTAGCAAAGAAAGTTTCTGCATCAGCAGTATGGGTATAGTCAGTCCCTGTTTTCGAAGTTAAGGCTGTAGCAGCGTGTCCAGAAGCGGATGCCAACTTGTAAAGTTTAGTATTCCAGGCTGCCAGAAATTCCTTAGAAGAATCACTTTCATTATAGAATCTATGTAAACCTGTTATAGCATGAGCATCACCTATAGAATTTGTATTATATTTAGCATATCCCTTGCGTTTCTCTACTTGACCAAGTTCATTAATGAACATATTATTTAATCCATCAATCGGTCTAGAAAGATTTCTAAGTTTTATTTGTGATGGGGATAAGTCATCTAAAATTTTTATTATTACTCTATCATCAGACATTTAAACCTCAATCAAATACGCTTGTATTTCCATATCTAACACCATAAGGAACTCTTTTTGGTCTATGTTCTGGTATTATTCTGGTTCTGTTATCTTTTCCTTTATTTAGTATACTATTGACTTTTCTTATACCATACTGGAAACTATTCATCATATCTTTGTATTTGACCATTTCATTTTTCTTGTACCAGCACTTGCCAATAGCATAATCTCTTATATAAACTCTAAAAGGAACAGTTCTATAATCTCCATTAAAAGGAGTTTCTGTAGTTGCTAAATCTGTAGCTCTTTCTATTCCATAATAACTTAATGTATCTCCAGCAGAGGGTTTTGGATAGAATCCAAACAAATCTCCTCTCATGTAATACTTATTAGGAGTTCCTGTTTCGTCTTTCCAGTTTTTATGATAATTATGCAACGCCTGGAATGAAATAGGGTCTAGTTTATTGTCATTATAAAGGATTCCTCCTTCATCAAGGGCTACAAAATCTGTATTTACCCTTACTTCCCTATCGTTTACTATATCAGTAGCTTCCAGGGTTTTAGTGTAATATGAAGAAAGCAGTCCTGTTTCTGATGTCAATAAAAGCTGTCCTTCATTGACCCATCTGGTTATTTCAGCATCGGTCCAGAAGGAAGCTGTAGTTTCGTTTATTAATGACCTAACATCAGTTATTATTTCTGTTATATTTGCTAACATTATTTTCCACCATTTCCAAACTTAGAATAGTGCTTGTCCACAATCTTTCTTATTGTTTCGACTCTTTTATCCAAACTCCCTATTCTATCAGATAGAGTTGTTATTTTGGCAGTTATTTTTTTGTCTATATGCTCTAATACTACCTGTTCAAATCTATCCATTCTTGTATCGAGAACTCGTTTATCTAAAGGTATCATTTATTCACCCCCTTATTCATTATAATATACTATATAATCTCCTTCAGCAGCAGAAAGAGCTGCATAAATACCATTAGCACAAAATAATCCCTTCTTGGGGAATATAACAGAGACAGTATGACATTCATCAGAAGCCATAACAAACCCTACTTCTGTACCTGAAGCAGCAGAAGCATTATCATATAAAGTCAAAGTAGGTTCTTTTGCAGTATCTCCTACTAGAACAAACCCTCTTAGCCAACATGGATGGTTTACTATAGCAGCATTTGCTCCTTGTTTTCCACTTGATT